AGAATAATACTATTATAATTAATAGAATATAAAATAAACTAAGTTTAGTTGTATCTTTTAATTTCATTATAGTGGCATTGGCTCTAAAATAGGCAATCGACCATTATCTAATATAACTCCTACAGCTATAATAGGTTTTTTAGTAAAGTTTTTTGCATAGTTTGCCGCATAAGAATTTACATCAAATGCTGCACCTAATTGCATAGACCAAAGTAAATTATCTTTGTTAGCATGATATATTATACTACTTTCTGTATGTATGTGACCTTGACAAATTTTTGTATTCCAATTAATAGCCCTATTTATAGCACCATTACGACCTGAACTACCTGTACCATGTATATACATAACACCATCTTCTATAAATTTATCTTTCCAAATCCATCCATGAGTACCTAATACGTCATTAAAATCTTTTAACCATGCTTGTGACAAACCTGAAGAAACTAATTTCCTTGAAATAATAGCGTCATGGTTGCCAATGCAAACAGTTGCTTTATTCCATTCTTGCCAAAAAGGCTTTATTTGCTCAATAGCTAAAGCAAGCTCATCTCCTGCACTTTTGCCGTCAGGTGTTATCTCATGAAAACTGGAAAATGAGTTGTCCAGCAGGTCTCCCGTAAAATGTACGGAATTGCAATTCCACTTGTGATAAATGTCTCGGCAATGCTCAAAAAAACCAGGCTCAACGAATGGAGCATGCAAATCTGGTATGATAAGCTTTCTCCTTTCGTTTGCCCGCATTTTCTCTAATGCCACTATTTCGTGTGGCTTTAATCTGTATCTATTATTTTTTTGCAACGTCTGCTATTCCTTGACCTACAATTAGAGTTAAGATTGCATAGTACAAATCTTTTGCAGTTGTTTCATCAACTCCTAAGTAAGTAACTAAAGCAGGTACTACTACAGAACTAACTGCATACCAAAACTTCTTACTCTTAATCATTTGACCGATAAGGTACTTCTCTAAAAACTTTTTCATAATTATTTATTTTTGATTGTTAAATTAATATTTTCACCGCCTAAATTAAGTATTTCTTTGATTACTAAGTCCATAGCTAATCTTGAGTTATTAACAGTGTCTTGTTCACGACCTTGCCCTACTAGAATACAGCCGCTTGTGTCTTTCGCTTTGTTTCCTCTATGAAATAATATCCAATCTCTATTAGGAACATCTTGAACTAATAAGTGTAAGTAATCTCTTGAAGCTGATTCTCTAGCTAATCTAAGTCTTACTTTATATTGACCTTCAGGAATACAACTTATGTTTCTTTCGTTATTAATATAAGGGTTTTCTAAGGTATCACAAAAACTTTCACCATTAATAAACAATTTACCAATAGTGCTTTCTTTTGTAAAAGTATCTCTAATTATTAAAAGATTAACGACCTTGCCCTCTGTAGGCTTTTTTATAGCTGTTCTGTCCTTTACTTGCGTTTTTGGAGTGTACACCCTTTCGCTTCTTTCTAACACTCTTATAAGAGCTTGTAATAACTTTACGAGCCATTTATTTATTTTTTCCAAATTTAGTAAATTTAAAAATAGTATATGCTATTGAAAGTACTAAAGCAATAAAACTTAAAATTTCATTACAAGCTGTAAGGTTCAAAGCTATTGCTGAAGTATTAGCGAGTCCTACTTGTATTGTGTCTTTTACTTCTGTCATTTGTTTTTGTTTTTTTATCTAAGTAAGTCTTTAACTTAACAACATTTTTAGTTTTCGGTTTGTAGTGTTTCTTCATTAATCAGAAGCATTTAAAAAGTTTCTCAATGTAAGTTTCGTTCCTTGTCTCATTGGTCTTTCAAGGTTCATGCCATTGTAATACGCATTTTGGTCAGGGTTCACATCACTTCCTGAGTTGGTGTTGTATTCAGGAAAACTAGAAGTGTTATTACAAACATAGTCAATTAGTCGTTCAGTGTAGTATTCAGCTGTATTTCTAACTTCTTCTCTGAGGTGTTGAGCTTCTTCTGTACTTAAAGCAGTTCCTGTTTCTGAAGTCTTAGAATAAATATTTCCGTTTTCTATCTTAAATCTAAGGAATGGAATAGCATGGTAAAAAGCCCAATTTGGTAGCATATCACCAATGTAGTCATCTACTAAAGTTTTGTAAGCTTCATTACCTACATTACCTATTGTTCCTGCTGTAATTAAGTCTTTAAGTTTTTGTGTAAGGTCAGTTCCTAGCTTAGTTTCCACATAGAGCTTCTGTGCTTGTCTTACATAAGGAAGTAATAGCTCAACATCAACATTTAAATTGATTGCTGTAGAGTCCTTTAGTTTTGCTTCTGATATAAATAATACGTATGCCATAATTATCTAGGGTTTAAAAATCCGTTATTCCTCATTCTCTTAGGTGCTTTTGCAACTAGTCCGCTATTTCTTCTTAAAGTAAATCCTTCACTAATAGCTTTTACATCTGATATTATTTGACTACTTCTAATATTAGACTTTGCATTTCTTAGTGATGTCTTGTAAACAATTCTTTTAAAATAGTGATGACAATTACCACCTCCTTTAAAAAGCCAGATTGAGTAAGTTGCACTTCTTCCTTTAGGTCCCCACCCTCTATTAACAGGCTTATTTGTTAAAGCTAATAAATCTTCTTTTCTATAGACTTTTTTAGCTGTCATCATTAATTTACAAAACTCTCTAGTTTCGCCTTCTTGACTTAGAGCATTGTCTTTTGTGTACATGTATCTTACTTTGTAATAGTCATTATAGTCTTTATTTACTCCATCTTGTACACTTCTTGCATTTGGTCTAGCAGTTCCTGTAGATGCTAGTTCTGTTTTACCATTAGCAATATTGTTAAGCTCTGCTTCAAAATCAAAATCCTCATGCTCATCATTTGCATTTTCTTCATCTACTATTTCCCAATCTTCAGGAACTTCTTCTCCAAAGTCTGCAATAAAACTTTCTAATTCAGTAAAGTCATTATCTGAATTTTTACATTCACATTTTTCAACTTCAGAAAGCTTCACATCTTGTTCTACTGTATCTTCATCTCCTAATGGTTCAAGTCCTAAGTCAGCTCTTATTTCGTCAATCGTCATAACTTCTCTAATAGTTTTAGAGTCAAATTGAACTGTAATAGGTTTTAATTGTACAAACTCAACAGGTAAGTCCATATTGTTTACTGAGAATATAGTCTGTAAAGTATTTAAAATATTTAATTGGAATCCTCTAACTACTGTATTTTGATAGAAATTCGCTGCATTTATAAGTTCATCAGCATTACTAGAGAAGCCGTTAGCTGTATCAATACCCATTAAAGTTTTAGATGTAATTCTGTGAGCTGCACAAATATTAGAAACTAAAAGCTCTTGTAAAGCTAAATATTGCTTGTCAGCATCAGATACGCTTATAGGAGTTATTTCAGGTGTTCTAGTCTTATCGTCTGAGAATGTTAAAATAAACTTCCCTGAGTTTGAAGCTCCTGTGAACTTCTCTGCTAAACTTTGTTCTATCTGTCTTCTTTCCTCCGCTGTTGGAATTCCATTTGCGAAACTGACGAAATACGAGCCTGAGAATCCATTCTCTATATTATTTAAATGAAACTCTGCAACCTTTTGGTCTACTAAAGCCCAATTACAACCTGCTATGTAATCAGGAGTATGGTAGATGTCCATATTAGGACTGTAAGAACCTGAGTAAAGTAATTGACTTCCTGAAGTTCTATCATTCACATTAAATGCAGAAATAGGATAAGGTTTATTTGACCTAGTGTTTGACCAATCAGCACTTATAAAGAAAGTATCTACCTTTCCCATCTCATTAGGTCTTCCTGCTCTAACTCGTTCTACAGGTATATGATACACCTCAGCTATTTCTGTTCTATCTCTATTCCATACAATGTGTAAAGCATAAGCACCTTGAAGTTTAAAATCAAAAGCTACCTTTTTAATTACTTGATGTAAAGTTTCATTTGAATTTGCGTGTCTTAAGAACTTCTTTAGTTTAACATAAGATTCTAAATTAATAGCGTCTTCTTCTTCACATACTAAGTCTTCACCTGCTATCATTTCAGAAGTCTGATTTATAATAGCTGCATGTGTTGAACTTGAATAATAAAGGTCAATTAGGAACTGAGGATAAAGGTTTCTCCAATCTTCCGTTCCGTACTCTATGTAATCACGACCTCTTACTTCCTGTACTATTGGTGCAGTTGAAGTTTCTAAGTTAATGCTTAATATTGAATCTTTCATATTTTATAAGTTTGATAAGTAAGTATTGACATTAGCTGTTAATGCTGTACTTTCTG